TCCAGAGACTCGGATAATCTTCTGGATTTTTGTTCATTCTATCAATTCCTCTATTGACCTCTGTGTCAGTAAGAAGTAAATGATATATTTTACCGTCGTATCTCACCTTCGAGTGCCAATAATTTTTGGCTTCTCTTTCGGACTTTCTTCCTGAATTTTGTACTCTACTATCCATGAGAATGCCCCTTTCTCATCTATTTATTTTAGAGCAATATTCATGCATTGAAATTCCGGATGCAGTCCCTACATTGAGGCTTCTTACGGTTCCATACTGTGGAATATATGCGATATCGTCTGCTACTTCAATAAATTCTTGGGGGACTCCGACTTGCTCTTGACCGAAGACCAGTAATGTATGTTTTTCTTTAGGCCAGTTAAGTGTAGCAATGTCTCGACTACCTTCAATGTTATCAATACAGACGATATGATAATCAAATATCTTGTCCATAAGATTTCCATGTTCGTCCTCCTTGAAGTATGACATTCGATTGTAGTTGTGCGTTCCTACTGCGCCTCGTCGGTCCCACTGCTTGGACCCGTAAATAATTACTTCTTTCGCCAAAAATGCATTTGCATTCCTAACAACAGTAGAGATATTGAAGTCGTTGTACAGATTACAACAAAGTACAGAGAAGTTATGTCGTTTAGTGTCGAGGTCAGCAATGATCGCATCATGTTTCCAATAATGGTAATGATCGATTATATTTCGATTCTCATTCACCTTGCTCTGGACCATTCACGATCAAGTCGGCGGACGTTCTCCTTACCCTTAGCGATAAAGAGTTCACTATCACACTTATGACTGTAGATTACGCGGGCGATGACTGGGGTGGAGTTCTTATCTGTGCAGTTGACACAGTACTCTGCATCTGGAAGTGCTTCTAGTCGAGCAGCAGGGATTTCAGTTTCACATTCAAGACAGATCATTTCTTGTTGATCCTTTCTCGCCATTCTTTCGGGGGATCCCACGGACGAACGTCACCCATGAGCATCCTCCAAGACTTATAGATTATACCAAACATTCCAACAAAGGCAAGTCCCATACCCCAATAAAGTGGAATAATTTCAAAAATCATTAAAATACCCAAAAGAATGTTCCAAGTAGTCATGATATAGAGTGCGGCAAATCCTACTTCTTGATCACGCATTATTCATTCTGTCCAATAGAAGATTCCATTTCAGTAATTCGGCATTGTGTTCTGAAATCTTAGAGGTAACAATCTCTCTAAGTTTTTCGCTGTCATATGAATATATGCCACCTTTCTTAATAAACACCATATCCCCTTGAGGATGTGTGTGAATTTGATAGGGCCCTTGAAAGTCATGAATTTCGTTTTTCATGGTAGTTGAATATCCCCTACGTTGTGGACGGAAACCCCTTCACGAAACATAATCCAAACATCGCCATTCTTGTCTTCCCATTCCCATACACCTCGTTCGGGCTTAGGATTATCCATTCGCATTAGCATCAACGCCCTAGTCGCCTCTGATCTAATAATTTCATCATCCAGTTTCTGTTCCGTTTCATCCCAACGAAAGTAAAGAGTCATTGAGATCATGATAGAGATGAGAACAACGACAACCAGAAGTTCTAGCAAAGCAAATGCTCTCATCTGTACCATTCCTCTTCTCTTCCTGCCGCAGATGCATCCTCTGCATACCACTCGCCATAGATGATTTCCCACTCTCGATTCATTTCTAGTTCACCAGTTGCCTGTGCATTATCTAGCAACTGTTGACCACGTTCAGAAACCCAAGCGTCAAACTCACGAGTAAATCTAGATCGATCATTCTTGGGAATGATATCTCCAGTAATGAAACAGACATCTTCCATTCCAAGCCATTCTTCTGTCATGATAACCATTGTCCTCTCTTGATGATTCTAGTTTCCAAAATCTCTTGTCCTCGCTTGTGCATCCTCCGCTGCTTGGTAATACCCTTACCGTAAGCAGTCTCTGGAATTCCACGATGACCACGAATTGCAGACGCTTCTCGTTCTGCTTCCAAATCAAATTGATCCAATTCACGCTTTGGCATCATAATCTCCTTAAGTCAGAGTGACTGGATTCGAACCAGCGACCTTTGCGTCCCAAACGCAACGCACTACCAAGCTGTGCTACACTCTGAGTACCCTGCGTTATTACAGACAAATTCGCAGCCCTCGTGTTCTTTATAGTGCAGATCGGATCGTTCATGCTAACTCTTGCCATACGAGACTCGCAAGTATCCGGTACACTACCTAAGAGCGACTTAGGATTTTCAACAACTCCCCCGGCTGGACTCGAACCAGCAACCTAGCGGTTAACAGCCGCTCGCTCTACCAATTGAGCTACAGGGGAAAAGCACTGCCCTCCGAAGCCACCAACAGGACTCGAACCTGCGACCTGAGGTTTACAAAACCTCTGCTCTGCCAACTGAGCTACGGTGGCAATAATACCGAGAGTGGGACTCGAACCCACAAGATCTAATAGATCGTCAGATTTTAAGTCTGATGCGTATGCCAATTCCGCCATCCCGGCTTCGTTCTTCATACGCATATTGTACCACAGATTCAGGTTGTGTCAATCAAGATCGGGTGATTTTGAGAGTTTTTTCTAACTGTAGTTCGCACTGGGCTTTACGCTGTTTTCCGGGCCAATATAGGTAATCTTTTGACTCATTTTTCATTAAATTCTGAAGAACTGGAATTATTAGTGCCTCTATTTCATCAAATTTGGCTTTCATCAATTCGTCATATTGTGCCTTCACTGCACTTGCACCTTCACATGTACTATTTAATTCTAATATCAGATCCAATTTATCTTTGATCGCAAGAATGTCCTCTGACGGTTCGATATCGTCGGGGACATTCTTGAGAATATTAGATAACTCATCTTCGTTAACTGCGGTAAAACCGAAATCAAATTCTTCTGCCATTTATATTCCCCTATGGTTCTATGTATTCCCTGTCTGGCGGATATCCCGAAATCACAGGAGAAGTATTCCACCCATAAACTATCCATTTATCTCCTAACTTAACTTGGTCGGTAGGAATTAATTGTCTCCAGTAAATTGCATTTCCATACTGATTACCCCCGTCAGGTAGACTTATTCTACCATTACTACTTGCATTGGGAGAATCTGAGGAGAGAGATCCAAGAAGCATATCACCCCGGTACATCTCCACTATCCATTTACTTGTTGGTTCAAGTAAAGTATCCAAACCTACACTCTGATATCCATAGGGATTAACTGTTATTGCGGCAGGGCCAGCGGAACCATTTCCATTCTCTAAAGATATATCACCCTTTATGCTGTTCACTGCCAATCCAGAAAAGGGACTCGGACTTGGCCATTACCTCCTCGCATTGGATCAATTTCAATATCAGCGGCGATAATATAATCAGCAGACTCCCATTCAGGGTTGAATATCCCGCGACCAGGGACTGGATCTATTTCCCCGGCATCAGCACCCTCAATAACATCATCCGAAGTCTCTGACCACTGACTGAGAAGGATTCCTAAATCTGCACTATCGACCACACCACTCTGATCGAGATCATACAGAGGATTATCAGTTCCAAATGCTGCCATAAGAAGTCCCTGATCTTGCGCATCAACGATACCATCCGCGTTAACATCTGCAAGTTGCGCCTCCAGACGAGTTGTAATCTCCCAGAAGATTGGAACCTGAATAGTTTCTCCTGGCTGAACAACTTGCTCGTAATATGTAATGAGTCTGCGAATATCTGGTTCCCAACAAACTTCAGAGAATGCTGGAGGAATTATTGGCATGATTCCCTCTGATAAAAGAATACTCTGCCGAAACCTTTGTCTCCTAGTAACTGGAGATTTATTGGTGAATGTTATATCACCATCCATAGTAAATGCCCCAATTGAATCACTATACGGAGTTTCGTAAGCAGCAACCATAGTACGAGTTTCGGTGTCAGCTTCCGACACTGTAATCATATAACCACTTTCTTCCCCTTCATCATTAAAAAGAGGAACTCTGGTGGTTGTCATTGGAATTAACTTTGGCCCGCAGTTATTATTGTCCTGTGCATAAAGATTACTTGCTGCTGCGAGTGTTAGTATTGATAACGCTTTTCTCATTTTGATCTCCGTATTTTACGTTTGCTACCTTGACCCATGCCCTAGTGAAAACATAAACTGCTCCGATGAGACCTGCTGAGATCCATAGAGCAGTTTCCCCTCCCTCTGTCACCGGCATTCTATCAAAAATGCCCAATTGATCTGCAATAGGCAAACCAGAAATACCAATAGTTGCCCAGAATTCTGTAGACTTAATTCCTGCTTTTGGTTCTTTGATACTCATACAATACCTTTCAATTTATTCACTATATGTAGTAATTACTCGGTTAAAAACTGTTGATTGGATTCCGGAAGGGATCCATCTAAAGTTTCTGCCAAGAGTTGATGATGAACATGAACAGTATCACCATCATCAAAAACAACTTTACCAACACTATCGTCAATCTCCACGATAGTCCCTTGTTTTTTAGTTACTTTGTGAATAACTCTTTGTCCAATTTTCATATCACTTTATCCTTTCGACCCCTTCGGGTGTGGTAAAATATACCTTATCAAAAACTGCGATGCACCAAGGCATACAAAGTTTACATGGTCTGGCTATTCTCATCTCACCAAACCGATTGAATCTGAAATTATATAGTGTCAGATTCTTTTTCTGGGGGGCTTTAAGAAAAGCATCTAATTCAGAGTGCATCTCGTCATAACGATATCCTAGTCTTTTCGCTCTAGGGTGTGTCTTAAAATGATTAGTTCCAATCGAAACTATTTCATTTTTACAAACAACAAGAGAACAATGTCTCTTCTGTCTTGGTATGTTCATACAAACTGGCTTTGCAGTTTCTATAAGTTTATCAATTCGCCGATTCGAGAGCATTTCTAGCCCGGACATCTTCTTCAATTTCCTGAAGAATTACGTTAAAGATATTTGCCACCAGTTCCTCCATGCTCATTTCAAGACCTTTTGCTTCCTCTTCTAACATCATGTACTGATCATCTTCAAATTGAAAACTTAAATCTAAACTTTTCATTGTATATCTCCAAAGGGTTAAACATGCTCGATAGGACTCGAACCTATGACCTGCGGATTAGAAGTCCGCTGCTCTATCCAACTGAGCTACGAGCACATAATCAATATTATGGTGTTAGACTGAGACTGGGTTTAGTAGCCTCAGGAACAACCAATCCACTTCCAATTGTCTTATTGTACTCGTTCATTAATTCCTTGCGAGGAGCAACATCAAACATGATATGCTCATCTGAGAATGAAACGGAGTTACCCTCTAATTCTGCATACATCATCCAAGGCATTAAAGCCAACTGCCCGTTTCCTGCGGGAACAAGAACTGCTGCATTTTTAAAAGTCGCAGTACCATCCTCACAAGAGAAATCACATATGATTTCTTCGCCTGTCACTAGTCTTACTATTCTTGTTGCCATTTGTTTTCTTCTTTCCAAAAATTTTTTCGTAATTCTCTCTGTACTTTTCTCGATCTACAGGACGGTACTTGTCACCCTTTCCTGCACCATGTTGTCTGGAATCATTCATCCCTACACTCACAGCATTTATTCATTATTCTATCAAGAACACTGCATTTCTCTGGTTTTTGTATGGACCAACATTGGCCCTCGGCAGGAACATACGCGGGATTTTCCAGCATATTTTCAAACCCTCGAATAAGATCTTCTTGTTCTAAAAGTAAATCCACACACCTTCCATTTATCATGGCTTTTGCATGAATATAATTCATATCATCCATTTAAAAACTCCTTATACCCAATTGTGAAGGTAAGGAACATATTCCTCACCATTCCATTTGAACAATCTAATTCCACCCACTACTTTATTTATAGTGGTTGGATCTGAAATATCTTTGACAAAATCACGAATGTCATCAATATTTTTGATGTCATCAAGTTCTGTTTCCACAGTTTCAGTTTTTAGCCATACTACTTTAAATGGTTTCATAGTTTATATGAAAATGCCCCGGTCCCGAAGGACCGGGGCAGACTCTTCCCCTCTACGAATCTCAGAGTGCGATTCGGTTACCCATCTTGTCGAACCCGTAGGTACGGTTGGGATGGGTGTCCTCCATGAAGTAACGAGTGAGACCAGTAGGAGTTGCCTCCGAAGTGATTTCCCAGTTACCGTAGGCTTCAACCTGCGACTTGATGTCGCTGATCGTAGCACGAAGGTTGGCAACACCGAAACGAGATCGAGCCTCGTTTGGGGTGAGTCCCTTACCACTGGCAAGGTAGTTGATGACACGACGCTTCTTGGTCATGGTGCTGTTAGACATAATATTGAATCTCCAAAATCTTGAGTACTAACCTTTGAATGAGTCTCTGAGGAATCGTACTCGGTGTTCCTCAACTCGACATGTATATTATACACTACTTAAACTGTTTGTCAACCCCTTGGGGTGATTTTTTGCAAGAAATTGCATGATGATCTGCTTTGCATACTGTTCTGCCGTGATGTTGTACTCGACGGCAATGTCGGCAAGATTATCAATGTACTCTTGTGGCATTTCCATGTTGGGATTAAAATATGCCATCAGTCCTTGTTCCACGGAAGAAGACCGCCAACCCAACTAAAGAACTTAGGACCGGCAACAGCACCAATTACAAACACGACAAGAGTATAGAAAAATGTGCCAAGAATCTGGGATGTTGTTAAATCGTCAATCATTATTTTCTCCTTTAAAGATGATACTATTATTTATCAGTTCTTCTTCCACGGGCACGAAGGACCGAGAAGAAGAAGGGTAGGGACCCAGAGTCCGATGAAGATGCCACGAGTTGCATCTTCCTGATATACACTGATAGACAGTGGAATGGAAAGAATTGCCAAAATGTAAAAAACCTTACTCATAATACCAAAAAACTTGTTCATATAGAACCTCCATAAAAATTTAAATGACCCTGCGGAGAATCGAACTCCGGTTACGAGAATGAAAATCTCGTGTCCTAACCACTGGACGACAGGGCCGAAAGAAAACCGCGAGGGAAGTGTGCCGAGTTCAAAGTTCGGTTCCTCCCCTCGCGGCTTAGTTTAATGGGACTCAGGAATATTGTATACCTGAAAGAAGCAGCACGAACGTACAATGTCTGTAGTAACCTGCTTCAACCACTCCACGCATCCCGCTAAGGATCATCTCTGCACAAGCATTTCTGCATCATGAGGACAGGTCGCTAAACCATTTGGAGTTTGCACTATCCCCATTCGCAGAGGATTATTATGCGAGTCCCGTGTGGGAGGTAATTAGTCTCCCTCACATTATTTCTTATTCACTTGTCATACGAGTATTATACTCGTTATGTTGGGTTTGTCAACCCTTTTCTCAAACTTTTCCAAATACCGCCTGAGGGACTCGAACCCCCGACCTAGTGATTAAAAGTCACCAGCTCTACCAACTGAGCTAAGGCGGCAAAATGAGGGTGGCGAATCCCCCTTACGCCAGGGTTTATAGAGATCCCTAAACTCGGACGCGATCAGGGTTCACTGTCCAAAACCACTCATAATATAGAACATACTTTAAATCATTACGCACATTGTACTACATCTTCATCCTTTGTCAAGAACCATTCGGGTGTTTCTCTGGTAGTCCACTTAGCAAATCCTGCCTTCTCTCCACGGTAATATGCCTGATATGCCTCTACGGCATTTTTTGGCACTTTATATTCATCTGGCATGGCTTGAGCAAATTCAGTCTGATCACCAATCGTGATATTGTCGGGAGTATCCCATAACCACCAGATTAGATTTTGCGATGCGTGCTTTTTTCTGTACCTAAAGGTATATTCTTCGCACAATGATAGTGCATGTCTCGCCAACCAACGATAGTTTGTATCTGTCTCACAGGTCCACTTTGTACATGGATGATTGATCATGATTGACTTGTACAGACGAACATTAGAGTCCATAGTATCTGTTGGATGACACCATCTTTTAATCCGTCTGCCGTTCCTACTGTATGAGATAAATTCATCTCCGTCCAAGTAACGATGTGCGGTCGAAAGCATCTGAGCAGATTCTACAATCATCTTAACAACATGTTTGTCACACATCATTTTTGCAGAAGTTACAGGATTTTCGTCAAGAACAAAAATATTCATAGATCACGGATGTTCCCAATTAAAGGAGTTCTTCATTGAGTATCCACTACTAATCGGATCCGCAAATTCAAATTCAAGTTGGTGTGAGTCTGATTTGATTTCTTCTGTCAGAGGAGAATCCACAAGGTATCTACCATATGGACCAAAATCTCCAATTTCATGATCATGTCGAGGAATCTCGTAGTATCTTCTTAAGTTCCAACGCTTGGCAAGAGCACGTTCCCAACAAGCACCTTTACTGTGCTGAAAACCAGCCATGAGATAAATTGCATCGCACTCACTAAGTGCATCAATATCTCTACCAGCGGCTTCTTCATAATCATACTCGCCTACATTTGTAGGATCTAAACCAATTTCACGATCCATACGAGCAGGATTCACAACATCAAAACCTGCGGAAGTTAGTTGTCTTTCCTTTTCGTCGAATGCTTCCCAGTTTAGATTGGGATAACCCGACATAGGTCCTGCAATATAAATTCTAATCTTCGGTGTGTTCATCATAGGGAAAATCTCCATCAAGTTCTTCTGGATCAACGTCCATCAGATGTCTCACATCCGTGAGAACGACTCCATCTACTGTAGTATAATCCTTTGCAAAGTCAATAGCCTTATTCCAAAGACTCTCATCAACTTCACGAATATACTCGGAAAATCTACTAGTAAATGTTAGATAAGCTTTAACAAGTCTTGCAGCATTTTCTTCGTTTTCACTACTGTATTCATCCAGAAAGTCTTCATCATCCATTATATTTTCCTTTTTGCGGTGAAATACGCCGTCGTGGATTCGAACCACGTTTACCCGATTATAAGTCGGACTGAGAAAAACCATTCCTCCCACGGCGCTCAATTTTCTATATTATACTGGTTGGTTAGAGAATGTCAAGCGATTCTTTTTGTTATTCACATGACCTTCTTCGTTCTTCATCAGGTAGTTGGACTTCTGACGATCTTCGTCATGTCCGAGACGGTAATTCATACCACTAATCTCGGGATCAATTTTCGATCGATCACGGACATGAACTGCAATAGAGGAAATCATGGACTGTGCGATACGAATCGCATCTTCTTCGTCTGTT